AAACCAGTGACAGTAACCAAAGTAAGATGGTGTGTGATGAGTCACGTTACTGATCACATTTTTCACTGCATGAGTATGCTCTGGAAGATGAGAGAATACCAGATCAATATCTAGATCGTGACCAATGAGTTTCTTGAAATGATCTACATCAAAATGAGAGCGCATCGTAGGAGGATACGTAGGAACCTTCATGATGAACTGTTTTACATTATGAAAGTTCAGCATCTGAAGAAACTCTGGGAGGATCAGATAGAAGAACAAATCATTACGAATTTTATTTAGCTCAGTAATCATTGTAGTGATTACTTGAATGTAACTATCCTTATTCAGATCCTTCGAGAACGTGATGTTCGGATAAACTAAGATACGTATAGTCTTTTCAAATTTTTGATCAACAAGAAATTTGGTAAGGGTCATCTGATAATGTCAATAGAGTTCATAGTATTAGCATTCCAAACTTCAAGTTCTGTTCTGACAGATTTTTCTTGAACAAGTTTATTATAACGGTTGGAAGCTTTTCGTTTCCACCATTCTACCATATTTTCTAGATAAAACTTATCATAGTTCACTTTGTTTGGAATAAGAGTTTCAGTCTTACCAAGAATTACATCCCTTGCGTTTTCGTATCCATAATCAGACATATAGAAACGCTTTTGGGTTGTAATGTCCTGACGTGATTTGATGAAGTCAGTAAACTCTTTGAACCTATCTGGATGGTGTTGTTTCAAAGAGTTCTTGATGATAGAGATCATCTTGGTTTGAATCTTGAGTTTCCGACTGGAAGCACCTTTGTGTACCAGTGGACCATCATTTCTTTCAGTGAACCATTTGTTTAGATCATGGTAGATAAAATCTGGAAGTGTCAAAAGAAACTTAGATTCTGTATCTCCACGATAACGAAGATATGGTTTCAGTCCATCGTACTGACTTGTTCCTTTAATATTGCCGTAAAGAGAGGTGGTTTCAAACAAACACATTTCTGTGTTGTACTTCTTATTTAGCATCTCACGAACCTCGTGACTGCAACAAATCAAAGACAGAAGTTTACCACCAAGATAGTTGAAACCAAACGGTTGAGTAGGAACAATGATAAATCCCATGATCGCACGCTTGTTAAAGATGGTGAGGTCAGGCGTCCCTCCAAGCCACTCGTTACGTGGTTTAGAGTTGATGATAGGGGAACCCAGCTTGATAAACCCCACAACGGTCCCTGTGGTCGTCTCCTGGACCATCAATTTCATCTGCTTACCTGGTGCCTCCTCATAAGTAAAAGAAGCTGTCATTTCCAGAAGCGTATTGAACGTACTGTGATCTGGTTGAACAATACGAAAGTTCATGTCTTCAGGATGCATAGAAAAATCCTGAAACAGATCATCTTCATGGGACATACCAAATAAAGGTGCTGGTATATCTTTAAGACGTTCAAGTTTTTTCATACGAAAGTAATCATCAATACGATTAATTGAACCGTAAGCTTCTTGAATCTTACCGTATGCGTATAGAGTATCTTCTGGAGTTAAGATCATACTATCAATTTCTTATCAGGCGTTTTAATGAGTGAGAACATCTCTTGGTATTGATCCGCAATTTGTTCTTGCGGCTCAGAAATATATACTACATATTTTTTTACAACTTCCACATCCATATTCTTTTCTTTAAGAAGAGGAGACCATGGAGCAAATCCCAACTGTCCCTGTCCAGATGGAATAGCAACAATGGGATTACGAATGACAATGTGGTCTGTAAGGTCACCAACCAGGTCAGCAACTACATCTTCACCAGACCACATACGAATTAGTTTTACGTTCATTTGAATTTACAGTCACACATGAGTTCAGTCATACATGCAAGAGTATTGATCTCAGGATCAACAGCAAATGCAGATTGATATTGATATTTAGCAAAAATCAATACCGCTTGTGGAATAGATGCAGGTTCCAAAGCAGAATACATTGAATCATAAACTTTACGATACACTGCACTCTGGTCATTATCAAGGTTTTCCACAACCCACTTTCGGACTTTACCGAAATCTTTACTCTTCATATTCACAACAAGATCTTTCAGATTGACTTCAGATACTGAAGACAGAATACCTGTATCAATCTTACCGATAGAAGAGTAACGTTGCAATTCATTCAACACCCGACGCCAGTCAGGGAAGAACTTCTTGATTACTTCTGCAACAACCTTTTGATCATACTCAACACCCTCTTCCTCAAGTATAGACCTGATACGGTTGAAGAAGGATCCAGCAATCTGTTGTTTGTCCTTTCCATTGATTGCGAAGTCAATGACTGCACATCGGGAATGGAGAGGTTCAATGATTTTGTTTTTGTAGTTGCATGTGAAGATGAATCTGCAGTTGTTATGATACGCCTCAATATTAGCCCGTAGGAGGAGTTGTACATCATTGGTTGTGTTATCAGCTTCGTCAATAATGATGACTTTTGGTTTACCATTATTTTGAAGTGAGACGGTCGTTGCAAAATTCTTTGCTTGGTTCCGTACCGTGTCCAGAAATCGTCCTTCATCAGATCCATTAATTACATAGAAATCTACATTAAGTTCGTTACAAAGAGCCTTTGCAACTGTAGTCTTACCGATACCAGGAGGACCGGCAAGGAGAAGATTAGGGACTTCTCCTTTTTCAACAAAACTCTTCAGAGTGGTTTTGATACCATCTGGAAGAATACAATCATCAATTTTTTTAGGTCGGTATTGTTCGACCCAAAGGAAATCACTCATAATCAGTTAAAAGTAGAATCAGGTTCCAGAGCAATCAGGTAAGAGAGATTCCATTTGTCATGAACAAACTGGGAAATGTTTGCAGTGGATACCTGTACATTATACACCCCAGGCATAATCTTGAGGTTCTCTACCTTGAAATTAAAACAGAAAGTATCTTCGGTATCTCCGACCTTGACAGAGAAGTTGTTGGAAGTATCATTGTTCTTTGTACGAACAACCAAATTAATATCTCCATCCTCACCAACCAGAGACAGGTCGGGAAGTTGATAGACACTAGATGCACGAAGAAGAGAAGACAGAACCTCTTCAGTCAAAGTAAATTCAACATCCACACTCGGAAGTTCAATATCCTTCTCGGGAGGTGCAGTGATCACGCTGGGGTCAGAGAAGAAATACTTGACCTTAGATTTACCACTCTTGATCTGCAGGTAAGAAGGATCGGAGAAATCAAAGTCTGGATCTTTGAACAGGGAAAGACCACCAAGAAATTCATTCAGATCATAGACAGCAAAATCATTTGCAAAAGATTCTGGAGCTTCAAACTTTGCAAGAATGTTTTTTGCAGGAGAAATAGTCCTCAGTACATTTCCACTTTTTACAACCAAAGAAGAATTGATAGTAGAAAAGTTTTTAAGAATGTTCAGAGTTTCAGTAGAAATTTTCATAATTATTGAGGATAAGTTTCTGTAACAGAGGTCTTGTCGTTGAAGTGAAGAAGAAGGAGACCATAATGCAGGATCTTGATAATATCCCGACGAGCAGTTCCTTTCTTATCGTAGCGAGAAGCATACTTGAGGATGTTGCTTCGACAGAATGCCTCAGCATCTCCACATGCTTCGATCAAGTCTAACGTTTGGATACTGTCGTTACCAGCAGAGTAGTGTTGTCCATAGGTACTTGCAATGTAGTCACGCAACTCACTCAAGAGTTTGTCTTCATCATATTTGAAGGTCATAGGTTCAATAAAAATTTCAAAAGTATACTGGGGTTGTTGTTCAGAATTATACAAGGTATCAGGCCCCTTGTCAAGCTTCGGTCTCAGTTTCATCAGGAGCAACGATCTTATCATAGAGATCAAGGAAAGATTGTTTGGTATCCTCGTCAAAACGATTCAGACAAACAGAAATTGCTTTCATCTCATTACCAAAGATACTATAAGCACGGATAATGTGGACCAGACGGCGAGTGGAAATCACTTCATCAATACCTCCTTCATTGAAGGTCTTACGAATGATCTCTGCCCAAGTGACGAGAGCAGTGATAAACTTCTCGTTGCAACAATCAAGTTCAGAACAATAGTTGTTCAGAATTTTAGTTTCAGTAGCAGGAGTAGGATATTCCTGTTCAAAGGTCAGAGCAAATCGTTCAAGGAAAGCTTCATTGAGCACGTTAGTTCCAATAAATCGGCCGTCATCGGAACCCTTTCCTTTAGTATTGGCCGTTGCGAAGATCTGGAAACCTTCGGCGGGCGTAATCTGCTTGCCAATCTTCTTGAGGAAAACTCCTTTACCTTCAAGGGCGGATTGGAGACAGAGGATTTTGTTCGAAGCAAGGTCGATTTCGTCAAGTAACAGAACGGCACCCCTGGCCATGGCTTCCACAACGGGACCGTTGTGCCAGACTGTGGCACCATTATTAAGGCGGAAGCCACCAATGAGATCATCTTCATCAGTTTCAATAGTAATGTTTACGCGAATCAGTTCACGACCAAGTTGAGCACATGCTTGCTCTACACTGAAAGTTTTACCATTACCCGAAAGACCCGTAATGAACGTAGGATAGAAAATACGGGACTGAATAATTTTTTTAACGTCACCAAAGTTACCAAACTTGACGAAGGTATCATCTTTATCAGGGATAAGGTTTTGTTGTTCCTGAGCGGGAACAATTGCAGCAGGTGCTTGGTAGGTTTGCTCCATTTGTTCCCGAACGGTAAGGTTCCACTTACCACGACTAACTTTGTAATCGTTAAGTTTATTGGTGACAGTCTGGTAATTAGAACCATTCATAGCACACCAAGCACGAATGTCAGCGGCAGTCACAGACTCTCCATACACTGCTTGGAGAGAAGTGCGGATGTAGTCAACAGAGACGGTCATTGAGTGGTTTGTTTTAACTGAAGTTATTATACATCAAAAAGGGGGTCTCTAGGACCCCCAGTGGACAGTTGTAAAACTGGTTCACTCATCAATTTCTTTGAGTTCCTCAATCAATCTTTTTCTGCTACGGCGTCTATCCAATTCAACACCATGCTCTCTGCCATATGCTTCCAATTCCTCTTTGTTCATTTCTTCAAATGAAACTGGTTTTGCTACTGATTCTGCTGGTTCAGATGGAACGGCAACAGGTTCAGGTGCCGCTGGGGCAGCAGGTGCTGGGGCCTCTACTTTTCTAGCACCAAGAAATTCTCCGAATCTAGACATTGTTCCTATTAATTACCTTTAGATATTTATTAGGCAACAAGTTCTACAAACTCACCAAGAATCTTCTTATTCATTTTCTTAGACTTAAGACTCTTAGCAAATGCGGATTTAATTTGAGTCTTAGTTGCATCCTCAGCAACCTCAAAGTCAGTATCCTGGGCAAGGGCATTGGCAGAAAGACCGAAGTAAGAGTGATACCCAGACTTCTTAATAGTAAACGCCCTTTCTTTCCTCCAGATACCCATAGTCTTCTCATACTCGGGACCGAAGTATCCACAGTAACGGCGAATGAAACTACCAGCATCACGGGACTCAAGAACACGAATACCAATAAAGTTGATATCTTTAAATTTATCTCGCAGATTACGGAGGAGGACATCAGTAAACTCATACCACTCACAGTCAAGGGAGTATGTCATACCAGTCTTACGATCACGGAGAAAAGAGTTCGGTCCAATATAAGCAGTTCCCATAAAAGGTTCATTCTCCCAGCGGCGCTGAACTTCACGATGATACTTGAGCATTGCTGCCTCACCATCAGTCAAGATGACGCACTGGACTTTCTGGAGTTTGTTTTCCTTCTGAAACTTAGGAAGAACTTGATGGAGAGAAATCAAAGTTTCATTTAGTGGTGTTCCAGAGAGACTCAAACCATAAGGAATGGTATAACGAGTGTAGCAGTTATAACGGAAAGCAGTGGCAAGACGGAAGATATTCTTCATCTGTTGCTCCAGAGTCTTGCCATTGGTCTTGCTGGTAAGCATATTCATCAGAGAGAACCACTCACCAACCTGAACTAAACTGTCTTTCTTGGTATAAGCAAGTTCACGAAAATTTGCTTTACCATCCTCATCGTAAGAAACCAGAGGATATTCACTGGTGAAAGCATAAACCTCAAAAGGAATAGCAACCTTCTTACAGAACCATACAAGATTAAACAGTTGCTTAACGGTATCCTGCATTACATCGCCCATAGAACCAGACCAGTCAAGGATAAACACCAGACCGTGATTCTTACCATCAGCAAGAGTGGTGACTTTCTTAAAGAGGTCTTCATTGTACTTGTAGGTGTGAAGTTTGGTGCAGTCCAATACACCAGTGCGGG